TCGTTGGTGGCCCTCATCTGGCGTTCGCGGGACGTGGCTCCCACTCGATTCACTGTCATCGCCGGTGGGCGCATCCTGGGCAAAGGATGGAGACTCGGGGTCCTTCTGATGCTGAGGTCTGGCCCTGTCTTTCTCATGTGTGTGCTCCTTGGAGCGCGGACGGGTCGAGTTGCCATGCAACGCGTGAGCTCCGGCATTCGTCCTCAAGAAATCTCGCCATGCCTGGGGATTTCCTCGCGCAATGTAAGCGCCGGCGTTCGTTCGCAACCAATCAATCCACTCACCCGGGGACGCGAACACCTCACAGAGTGGCTGGTGGACCTCTGTCTCATCACGGCCAAACTCGAGAACTGTAATAACCGGCCAAACATTGAAGCCCTCCATAAGCAGTTGCCATGGGTGTGACGCCTGGTGAGCGACGGGGGATCCGGGCGGGTAGGCCAGCCGAATATGAAGGATCAGGGCATCCATGAGCGTCGCCCACTGCACTAGATCAGATGGTTCCGTGCTCGCAAGACCAAACTCAACCTCTGTGAGCAGTGAGCAAACCGACTGCCTCCAGGCTTGAGTGGCGCCAAGCGCGTATGCATTGAACGTCGCCTGCGACTCTTCCCACACTCCGTGCGCGTCGCGCATGCCCCGCATGAAGGCGACGAGTTGTGTCCATGTATCAAACATGCGGTTGCCATTCAGTGAGTGTTGCGCGGCATTGGCCGCCTCGGCCTTGGCCTCGCGTGCTGAGTGGCGCGCTTGCGTGTCCAGTTTCTGATCGGCACGGCGAGCTCGACGTAGCTCAGCCTGAGCCGACAGAAGCCGCGTGTGGGCGCGCGCTTTCTTCGCACCGAGTCCAGCCGCCTCCACCTCTCGGTATGAAGCGGTTTTGCTCTGACCACCCAAGGAGCGCTGAGCTGGCGCTTCTTTCCGTCTTTCGACGGCCACTTCTTGTCGCTGAGTGGCGGGGGCGGGTTTTTCTTCACGTCTGTCCTTGACGGGTTGGGACTCTGTAAACGATGCAGGCCCTGGCGTGCTTTTCAGAGACGCCGTACTATCTGTGCACCGTGCCCCGGTGCCACGGGGATCTTGAAACAGAATTACCGATGTCATGGGTTATGCTTTTCAATTTGGCGGGTCCACCGCTTGATTGTGGCTGGATAACGATCGAGCCACTGCCCTTCCGGGCGTGAACGCTACTAGGGGCCACGACTTGTGGCGAGACGTGCATGCGCTAGGTTTGCCTTCGCGCTTTAGCCGCCCCCCCCTTATGGCGCATTAACGCACCGGGCCTTTCAAAAAAGGCGTTCCCGATAAACGCTGCGTCACAGGTAAGAGGTCTTG